TTCTGGACAATCATCATTATTATTAAAAAATTCTATTCTACTAGAATGATGTTTATGTTTTTCTACAAGTGTGGAACGAATATCATTTAATTTTTTCAAATTATTTTCTGTTTCAACTTTATCATTTATATCATCTAATAAAAGTTCATTCTCACTTTTTAATTCTTCTCTTTGTTTTGTTTTGCTAAATATTTCTTCTTGATTTCCTTCAAGTAATGTAGTCTTATTTTTTATAATTTTATCTTTATTCTTTTTTAAATCATCAATATAATTTTCTTGTAGTCCTATTTTTTCAGATGTAAGTTCGTGTTGATAATCTATATCTCTTAAATCTTCTGTTAAATCTTTTAGATTGTTTTTAAGAATCATCATCATTAGTGAGAATATTTTAATATCTAATATTTCTTCAACTACCTCTCTCCTATGTTTAGCTCTTAATTGCATAAAAGGAATAAAGGTAGAACTTCCAAGAATTACTACTTGTGTAAAACTACGATAATTTAATTTAAGAATATTTTGTTCTAGATACTTCTGATAATCTCTGGAGTTTGCATCTTGATTGACTAATTTATCATTACAATATATTTCAAACTTATTAGGCTTGATACCTCTTATGACTTTATAATCTCTTGTTCTGACTTTAAATTCTATTTCAACAATTGTTTCTCTGGTATTTACAGAGTTAACTAATTGTGATTTATTAATTACTCTAAATGGTTTACCAAACAATACAAAACACATTGCGTCAAGTATTGTTGATTTACCAGCACCATTCTCACCTATAATAAGTGTTGTAGGATTTCTATCCAGTTGTATTTCTATAAAAGTATTTCCTGTGGAAAGAAAATTCTTCCACTTCACATTCTTAAATATTATCAAAGAAACGACTCCAAATTTCCAGTTCCATATTTGTTAGAAACTTTATTTACATTACTAGCATTATGTTTTAAACTATCTTTCTTATAATCATAAGGTATAGTGTTTGTTAGTTCATATTCAGTTTCACCTGGCCTTTTAATTTTCCATTGTAAATCTTTATCCTTTGGATAATTAAGAGTCCATTCCATATTAGACTTTTTTAAATTCTTTCTATGTGTTTTATTCATAGGATATATGTAACGAAATTGTTTACCCCAAACTCTACTAAAACCAAGTTCACCCATTTTTTTATCATTTGGTCTTGGCCCATATTTTGTGTCATATCGATTCATTTCTTTTTTCATTTTTCTTTGTATTGTTCTAAAGTGAACTTTTTCACCAGTTTTAGTTACATATACATCACTCCAAATAAACCCACCATATAAAAAGTTTGCAGATTGATAAACATAACCAGGCTTGCCTACAATACCATCTGCCCATGTGTAAAGATATTTTATTTTTGGGGTGTTATCTTTTATCCATTGAATTGTTTTGGAAAGAAGTTGGGATTCAGAATTACGAAGCATAGAATCGTCCATACACATTTTTCCTATTTCATAATAATCTTCGGTAGTCAAATCTGAAAACATTTTCTTAATTGTTCCCATAGGATTTGTACCCCAACCTAAAGTGAGTATACCTTTTAATTCTTCATCAACATATGCACCCAACCAATGTTTAGTTAATCTAGGTACAACAGCTGAATAATGTCGTGATTGAAAGAATAATGTTCCAACACGCCAGTCAACTGGTTTTATAATCATAGTTCTAAGTCTTGTGCTTCCGTATACAAAGATTTCATTGTATTTTTTAATCTAGGTTTATCTAAATTCACTTGAAGTTCATCAACATACTTATTCAATAATGTCATTGTATCTTCAGAGTTTTCTACTATGTCATCAGATACAGTACTTGCATCTAAATCAGAAAAGTCCTCAATAATTTTTACTTCATGTGTATCAGCCTTTAATAAATTATCAACAAATCTATCAAACTGATATAAATCTTTTTTATTTACTACAATTAATTTTACATATTTCTTTTCATATTTTCTTACATCAACATTTTCATAATTGTTTTCTGTATCATCATACCATATTTTATCAAAGATTGTCAACTTATTTTCTATTCTTGTTAACTCTCTTGTTTCTGTATCAAATACATGAAAACCTTTTGGATCGTTATAATCATTCCAATATAACTCATAAGGTGTTCCCAAATAAAATATTTGTCCATCATCTGATTTGTGATGAAAGTGTCCACTCATTACTGTATCAAATCTTCTGAAAGTACTTTTATCATATCCATTCTCTGCAAGTATTTGTCCTTTATTCATTGCAAATCCATTAATGTCTAAATGACCCATACAGATATCAGCTTTTGTTTCATCAATCATACCCATAGAGTAAATATAGTTTTGATTATTAATCCAAGGCATAAACAATATAGGTAATCCATCAAAGGTTACTTCTTGAGCTTCTGCATATAAATGTATATTATTAAATCTATTACCAAGTAATTCTTGTAAAGAATTCACATCATTTGTATTTTTAAAAAAGATATCGTGATTACCCACTAACATATGTAATTGTATTTGTAAATGATTAAATGGTAAAATAAATCTTTCACGAAAATCTTTTGCAATACGATACGATACAAACTTTCGTCTGTCTAATACATCACCTAAATGTATAACAGTTTTTATATTATGTTGTTGTAAAAAAGGAAAGAATTGTCCTTCATAGAATTGATAAAAATATTCATTGAAATTCATATTATCATTTCTTGCACCGAAATGTGTATCAGTTATTATTGCTATCTTCACTATCTTTTCCCATAAAATTTTCTAAGCCTTCAACTTTAGTTTCTTTATTTTTTTTCTTAGGTTTATATACATCTTCGTCTGGTAACATTATATTAGGATCAAATCCACCTACAGAATAATTAGAATCATCACCTTCCATTGTTACATATGATGTAAAATCTTGTTTAGCAATTATTCTATGCTTAACATGAGTTTGTTTTTTCTCTCTTTGTATTCTTCTTATAAATGCATAATATATTATTTGTGTAAAATACGCAAACGGATTATTTGATTTGTCTGGATTAAAATTATGTATATATTGTAGACAATTTTCAATACCATCAGAAATCATATCTTCTTTATATGTGTAATTTATAAAGTTAGGTCTGTGAGATAAACCATTTGCTATCTTCAGAAAACATTCACCAATATAATTAGAAATTGCTGGGGCCTCATCACCTACAGCTTCTGCTTCCCTACATTGTTCTTTCCACTCTTTCATTGCTTCAAGAAATACTTTATTATCAACATAGTGAGCACTTTTCTTTCTTGCCATTGGGTCTCCTTAGAATCTTAACATATGTTAAGAGAATATATTACATCAATATTCAAATAAAGTCAACCTTTTTTTATTAATTTTTTACTTGACAAGTATGAATTTGTATGTATAATAACTTTGTGGTAACAGAGATATATTAATGTACAGTTCGTTTAGTATTAAGCGTATCTGACATTTGTTCTAATAATTCATTTTCTTCAACATCGTCATCAATAATCATATTATCTTCTGTTTCTTTTGGTTGTATTTTTTCTGTAAAACTTTCTCTATTATCTTTTAGTATTACTCTGTTTAAAGTTTTTAAAACATATTCATAATATTTACTTAATCCAATTGATGCTGGTGCTATTAAAATAACAGAAGATTTATCTAGATAAAAGAAATCTTCATCTGAATATGGTTGTATCCATCTTGATAATGCAAGTGATTCGACTAAACCCTTTTTTGTAAATCTATTCACAGTATCCATTTTAAGTGGGTCAGAGATTTTTAATTTATTTTCAATATCAGACACAACATTACATATAACATCATCTCCACTCATTAATTTTAATACTTGATAGCCTGTCATAGTCTTATCCTATCTATTTTGTAATTGAATTGTTCTTCATTATAAATATTTAGTCTTTCGTTAAAGTGTGTTAATGTGAAGTTAGGTCTTTCTTTGTAGGATAAATCATCTGACAAATCAAACAATTCAATGGAATTTTTATTTTCACTTTTGCGAAGGCCTCTGCCGATACTTTGTAAAACTCGTATTCTACTTTTACTTGGTGAAGCGAACACGATGTTGTGAAGATTACGAATATTAATACCTGTGCTAAATGTTCCGTAAGATGCAATAATGATTGCATTTTTTTCATTCTCTGTTATACTCCGTATTTCTTCTCTTGTTTTTGTATCTGTTCCACCATAAACAAAAAACACTTTTCTATCAAAGTCTTTCATTAAATTATATAAAGTAACTCCATGTTTTTCTACCAACTGAAATAAACATAATGTATTTCCAGTTAACCTATTGCAAAGGCTGCCAATAAAATTATTACGATCATTGCATAAAGCCAAATAACTGATTTCTTCTGCATAACTATATCCTTTTACTTTTTCACATTCTTTATCAGAATGTCTTAACACAACACAATTAATATTTAAATTTGCAAGTGTTTTACTTTCCATTAAATCTTTTGTTGATGTAACTTTCTCTACACCACCAAATAAACCTTCTAAAACTAATCTATGTGTCTGTGTTCCATCTAATGTTCCTGTTAGTCCAAATCTGTACTTACATTGATGTAATTTTGTCATAATACCTGTAAGAGATTTTGCTTTAAACAAATGAGCCTCATCACCAATCACACACCCAAATTGCTCAAAATATTTTTTGG